CGTGTTCTTCTTCACCTCCGACGCGTGCGGAGTAAGCGCCACCGCAGTCGCACCACCGAGCTGAGCGAAGTTGCCACCAGGGGCACCAGTCGACGCGAACACCGTCGAGTCGAACTTCTTCGCCAGCACACCCGGGAGACGCGAAACGCACTCCGCGTACAGGGCCGCAGCGTCACGACGGAACTCCGTCGAGAACGGCACGATCACCGCAAGCTTGTAAGGGGTGATCGACTTGCTGCCGAACGAGGGACGCGAAACCGGCTTCTCCCCGGTCTCCTCCACCCACTCGGCCTCAGGGTCGCCGGTGATGATCGGGATCGTGACACCCGAACCCGGCAGGTTGATCCGGCGAGCAAGCTGCTGAACAGCCGACTGCTCCTGCATCGTCGACAGGATCTCGTTCGAGACCTCTGCCGGGAGAACGACACCGGACGAGGTCCGGTTAATGTCGATACCAGCCATGTGATATTCCTTTCAAGGATTGGTTAGAGGTGCCCCTCCAGCGCGGCAGCGAACAGCTCCGCAGTGGTCCCACCGTTGACGGCGGGCTGGCGTCCCTCGTTGGGGATGTGCAGCCCCTTCGGCTGCTGCTCTCCCCGGAACTGGATGAGCGCATCCGCAGACGCCTCGAGCTCTGCCTGCGTGCTGCCCGTCAGCAGATCAGCAGGGACACCCTTGGCGGCGGCAACCTCAGCGCGAGCAGCCTTCAGCTCAAGCTCAGCCGCACGCTTCTCGGCGGCGGCAAGAGCCTCAGCGGCCTTCTCCGCTTCGGTCTTCTGCGACTCCCGGATCTTCGCCAGCTCGGCAGCATCAGCCTTGAGCTGGTCGTAGTCCTGGTACTTCGCTCGCTCCCTCGCAATGCGCGCCTGGATCGCCTTGTCGAACTCCTCCTGAGAGGTGATCGGCGTGAACGCGTTCTCCTGGTGCTGCGAGTTGGTTTCTTCCGTGCCCGTAGTGGGGGCCGTTTCCTCAGCCATGCTGAGCCTCATTTCCGTTTAGGGGCCGTGTGCCCATGACCGCAGGGACCGCCTGCGTGCGGCCACGGAAGAAACCGTGGAAGTCTTAGGAGCGGGTGTCGCGGACAGCCTGCGAAATGGCGTCCTCCGGGATCGCCGCGTCATCCTCACGCGACACCTCACCCCGGTACCGGGCGTCGTACCGGGACGCGATATCGTTCGCCCAGTCATCCGATGTGAACACGGGGGCGATCACGCAATAGCAACGGTCGTGCCCGCCAGCCTCACCAGCCGCTTCCGTCCAATACACGGCACCGCGAGAGGCGAGCATCGCGCACCAGTCACAGCACCCAGGGGTTGGGAACCGCTGGTATGCGGCCCGACGAGAACCAGAACGACGATGCCAATCCGTGCGCATCCCGCCCCAGTCGTCAGCGACCGCCTGCCTGCCGGCGTCAGCGATCATCCGCTCAACCATTCCCGACAGGTTCCCCGCGACCGTCCCAGGGGCATCCCCAAACATGGGGCCGACAGCCCACCTGATCGACGCCTCCAACGCGTTCGGGTTCGGGAGGGGCGTGCCCGCAGGAGTGAACTTGATCCCCTTCGCCGCGAACAGTTCAGACGCCCACGACGCCGCGAAATCCCCCATCGTGGAAGCGGCAGAGTCAACGATCTTCGGAACGTTCACCAGCAACGTGTCACGACGGTCCAGCAACGCCAGAGACGCGGTCGCCGCCACCAGCCTGCGCACCTGACGCACAGCACCCGTCGACACCTTCTCGTTGACCCGCCTGTACGCCCTCACATCCTCGAGCGCCGTCATCGCTACTTCTCTTCAAGGTCGGACGCGGTCGCTTCCGGGAGACGCAGCGTGACCGGGAACGCGCCCGTGAACTTCAGACCCTCAAGGCCCAGCGCCGCCGCCGCCGACTCAGGGTCAACACCCGCACGGATAGCGATACCCAGCGCGTCCAGCTTCACCTTCAGCGCGTTCGCCTCCGCGACCGCATCCTCACCAGCCGGCTGCGAAGCCAGCGCGTCCACGAGCGTGCCCGCGTTCCTGCGCCGCTGCTCCTCCTGGAACTGACGGATGTCCTCCATCGGAAGACCCGAATACTTCAGCCCCACAGTCGACGTCGCGAAACCCTCAATGTTGACGGCCAGCTTCGAGAACGCGTCCGCGCGCGCGGACGGGGAAACGATCGCCGGGTCCGTGTACTGCGCCGACAGGGTACGCAACTCATCCGGCATCGCATCCAGATTGTCGCGCAGCATCACAGCGAACTGCATCGCCTGCGTCGCCCCGTAACCCCACAGCTTGTTCGCGTCCTTCGTCGTCGTGATCAGCGTCTCCTTCGCCGCGAAGATCGCATCCGCCGACGACGGGTTCGCAGAGTCAGCGAACTTCACGTCCATGTCCTGGTCGTCCGCGAACAGGTTCGCCCACATCCGCAACTGCTCAATGTGCGGCTGAGGGGACGCGCCCGTGAACCGGTGCAGATCCGGCTTATCGGCCCCATCGTTCGAGTCAGTGTCGAGAGCCTTAATACGACCCATCACAGCCGACCACCGGTCGTTACCCACGAACTCCGAAACGTCCGCACCGAACAGCCAATACTCCGGGGCCGAATAGAACTCCGACGACACCTCAGACCGGACGATCGCACGCAGGGCCGCGTCCGTGTAGTACATGGACGCGCGCGTGATACGCGAATGCCCAAGCGGGCGACGCAGCTCAAACTTGTGAACCAGCGGAGCCACCGGCACCACACCAAGCGGGTTACGCACCGACGCAACATCCCACCGCCCGGACGGACGCTTCCGCATCGTGTACACCGTCGCCGGCGTGTACATCGTCAGCTCCGTAAGCTGACCATCCTTGTCCGTGTCAACGATCGACAGGAACCCCTTCAGCGCACGCCGACGCTTGTCCCACACCGCCGCCGACACATCCGCAGCCCGAGCCATCATCAGAACCTCAGGCTCACCCGACTGCACATCACCCGACGTGACCGTGATGAACGAACACCCGTGCACCGCCGACGACACCTGCGCCGCAGGCAGCTCGATCTGGAACCGGTTCTCGAACATGACCTGCTCAAGGTCGTACGGGTCCGTCACCCCAGACCCGTCAACGAACCCCTCAAACCGGGACCTGTCCGTGACAGCATGGACACCCTTAGCCGTCCACCCGAGCGCGGCACCAACGTTCGCCATCTGCGGCGGCAGACTGATCCCGAAGTCACGCAGCGCCTGCTCACCGTCGTACCGGACAGACCGCTCAACGTTCCGTTTACGCTTCGACCACCACACCTCAACCAGTTCACGGAACAGGTCAGAGTCAGCCCCCAGGTCGATACGCGGAACCTGAAACAAGACGACATCCGTCATGTGATTACCGCCTTACGTTTCATCGACGGATCGCGAAGCTTCCGTCCAGTCCGCGCCCCCCACAGGGCCAAACTCACCGATTCAATAGGGGTCTCGTCCCCGTCCGGGACAGTCCACCCGCCCCGCTTGTCCTTCTCCACAGCCGCCACACACTCGTCCAAAGCCTCCTGCCCGGTACGCAGATGCGTGACGTCGCCGGCCTTCACCGCGTCCTCGAACAGCGCGCACGCCGCCAAATACTGGGGCGTGTTCACCAGCACGATCCGCCTGTCCGGGACCCTCCGCTCCCGAAGCAACTGACGCAACACGTGCGCGCCCGCCTGCCCAGAGATCACGACACGCGACCGCTTCCACCGCGGGTTCCCGTCGTCGTCGAGCTCGCAGAAGAAATCCGCAACCTTGCCGAGCCCGTCCCCCGAAGCCTCAACCTGCAACAGCTCCACATGCACCGGGTCAGTCACCGTCGCCGCACCCAACGACATGTTCATGCCGTCCGCGGAGAACGCCACCCCGAACACCGACTTACCCTCAGGCTTCACGTTCACACCCAGGGCACGCCACTGCACCACGTTGATCGGACGCGTACCACGGTCGTCGTCCCAGATCCCCAACGCCTCACGCAGCCACGAGTCATCCGAGGGCAGGTTCTTCCGCAGGCGCAACATCGACCGCAACGGGGTACGGTGCGGAAACGACGGGTTCGCTTTCGCCCACTGCTCCCGATCATCCGGGTCCGCGTCCGGGTCCGCCGAACACTCGATGTACACGGCATCCTCAGACTCACCAGACAGCGCCTCAATGCGCCGCGCACGGAAAGCCTCACCCGGGTCAGTCGGACGCGGCGGCGTCCCCATGAAGAACAGCAACGCACCATGCGGGTGACGGGACTGGTTCGTCGCCGCGACCATGTCCTCGAGCGCCTTCTCCGTCAGGATCTGCGCCTCATCGAACACCTCAGCGTCGACCTCGTCGAAGCCACGACCGAAGCCCTGCTCACGGGCACCGAACATGATCATCGACCCGTTCGTGAACCGGATCTCCTGCTCACCATTCGCCGCCCGGATCGACGCGACGTACTTCGACACGTTGGCGCGCATCGCGAACCCGCGAATCGAGTTGAACGTCTTCGTCGTCGTCCTCGTCCGATGCGCGGTCCACAACGCCGTATAGTCCGGGTAGATCGTGCACAGCGCAAACAGGACCCGGCTGATCATGTACGTCTTCGCCACCTGCCGAGGAATCGACAGCGTGATACCACCCACCGTCGCCGCGTACTCACCGTTCGCCCGCTTGCCCAACATCAGCCGCGCCGCCCCGACCTGCCACTCATCGAACCGGTCGCCGAACTCGAGAATGCGGGCCTCAACCTTCGGCCAGGCAGACGTCGCAATCTCCCCCTTCGGGATCACGACATGACGAGCAACCTCAGATAGCCGACGCGTCGAAGTCTTCGTCGGGGATGTGGGCGGCATCCGTAGCCTCCTCCTCCACCTGACGAGCCAGCGCCTCAATCTCCTTAGAGATCTCAATCTGACGACGCGTCAACGCCGCCAAATCACGCGGCGACGTGTTCTCGTTATCGATCGCCCGAGCAATCACCCGCCGCATCTGCACCAACTCATCCAGACGCGACCCCGCATCCGCAGCCTCAAGCACAGACCGAATCTCACGCGCCGGCTTCTCATCAGCACCAACCGCACGCAACACAGGCTTACGAGCCATCAGGCACCTCCTGTTTGGGTGTGGAAAAACCCGGGGAGAGAGATCGCAATGCCGCGGGGGCGAGCTGGACGCCACCCGGGGGGGTGGGTGCCCAGGGTCACCAGTTGGTGGATGGTTTGGGTGTTTTTGGTGGTTTTGGGGGTCGTTTTGCGCCGCGTTTTTGGTTGCATTGGCGGCAGATTGTGCGTCCGTTGGTGGGGTTGTTGGTGCCGCCTCGGGCTATTGGGATGATGTGGTCTGGTTCTGCGCTGTTGGGTTGGCGGGTGCGGTCGTAGTCGAGGGGGGTGTTGCAGAGTGGGCAGTGTGTGATGCCTGCTTTGTGGTCTCGGGTGAGTACGGCTCGGCGGAATCTGAGGTGGGGGGCGAGGCCAGTCCGGGATGATGCCATGGGGGTGGGGGTGTTTCTGTGTGCCCTGGGGGTGGTTTTGTTGGGCCCCTGGGGGGTTAGGTGAGTTCGTATTGCCCGCTGTTGGGGAACAGGTGTTCGAGGTGGGGTTTGAGGTATTGGAGGGTGGTGTCCATGCCGGAGAGGAAGGGGCCGTCTGGGATGGTTTGGCCTGTTTTGTAGACCTTGACGTCTCGGATGGTTTCGCCTGTGAGGCCTGCGAATGCGCCGTAGACGCTGCGGCGGTGGTAGGGGCCGAGGTCTAGGGCTCTGAGCATGTGTTCTTTGTGGACGATGAGGGGTGTGTGGGTTTCGAAGCTGAGTGGGTTGTTGTATCCGAGGGATTCGAGTTTGGTGGCGGTGCGGAGCATGCCGCGGACGTACATGCCTTTGATGCCTTGCCATGAGTAGGCTTCGGCGACTTTGTAGATGGGGCCGAGGTTGAGTGTGGGGATTTCGGTGATGGGTTGGGTGATGTAGAAGTCGTCGTTCATGTAGACGAATGGGTCTGTGACGCCTGCTTCGGTGCAGGCGGCGCGCATGGTGATGTTGGTGGTGCGGTGTTTGTTGCCGTCTTTGGGGATGCGTCGGATGGCGAGGTGGTAGTCGTTGACCCAGCGGGGTGCGTCTCCGAAGATCCATACGCGTCGGTGGGGGAAGTTGCGGAGGGAGCGGAGGCTGTACCGGAGTTCTTCGTTGTCTCCGGGGCGGCACAGGTAGACGACGTCGAGCATGTCGCCTCCCTTAGTCTTCGTCGAACTCTCCGTAGGCCGCGGGGTCGCAGTGGTTGATCTCCTGGAAGAGGTTGGCGACGGGTTCACCGCAGGTGAGACATTCATGTTCGCGGCGTGCCATTCACTTGCTCCTGAGTCCTGCGAAGAATCGGTGTATGGGGTCCCACCTGGGGCTGATGAGGTTCGCAACGTGCGCTGCGACGAGCATGATCCCGGCCCTTGCGAGGACGGGGTGGCGGCGTACCCATCCGTCTGCGTGCTCGCTGAGGGTGCCCCCGGGTCTGCTGGTGAGGTTGTAGGCGAGGACGAACACGGCGATACAAGCCCACGCCCGCCCAGGAGTCATAGGTCGTCGTCTTCGTCGTCGGAGTCGTCCCAGATGTCGTCCTGGACTCGTTCGCCGGCACGGATCAGCCCATCCACCTCGTGGAAGGGAAGGTCGGGTGACAGGGTGAGTCGGTAGTTGGAGCCGGTGCGTTCAAAGGAGCGGGAGTGTGTGATGAGTACCCAGCCCATGACGAGGTCGCCGCCCCCAGATGGTTTGAATGTGGTCTTGGACGGCCCGGTTGAGGACGTCGAGGGTGTCGACCGGTTCCGCGTCACTCATCCCCGTGCCTTTCGTATGGGTTGCGGGTGTACTGGTCGAACGCGGCGTACACGCCACGGTGACCCGCGTCAGCAGCATTCACCCCAGCAATGAACCCCTCGTTCCATGCGGCCCGCTGAAGCTCGAGCTCGGCGTCAGTCATGGCCGTAGTCCAGGGCGAGGGAGTGGAGGCATCCGCATCGGACCTGGACCTCTTCGTAAACCATGCCCGCGGTGTGAACCTCAACCACAAGAGGCCACGGCTCACACAGGTCAGTCATCTTCTTCCTCGGGCGTCGAGTAGTAGCGGTACTGAACTTCGAGCTGGATCGCCTCACGGATAGCGTGCGAGATCATGGCGTACGCCTCGTTCGGATTCGGGTGGCGGTGCTGGCATCGTGGCTTGTGGCACTCGGGCCAGACTTCGAGGACTGCGGCCCTGTGTACGCCAGACGATGAAATAGCGAGGTTCAGACGCTCAAGTAGTTCGTGCGCGGTCTCAACATCAGTCGACATCGCCGCCGGCCTCCGTGGCCTCGAGCACCCAATCACCTTCGCCACCATCGAAGAAGACGGCAGGGGACTCATCCAACGCGCGGCGCAACCGACGCGCACCCTCAACCAGACACGCGTCACCGCATCGACACGCCACCGCATCAGCAGCAGCGATCGTGTCCTCAACCCCGAAATCCTCCCGGACGCACATCACACCTTTCCCAACGTCGCTAACAGAAGACCCAGGGTCGGCCTGGGAGCCAGGGAAGAAGACCACCAGACCGACCCGGTCACTTACTCGTCCGACCCGTAAGCCGCGTCTCGCGCACGGCGCAGGGTGCGGATCATGTGATTGATCTCGCGGCGGTCAAGGACATCCGTCCACACGGACGTTGCACCGTCGCGGATGATGCCGGCGAGGAAGTCCGTAGGAGCGTCGATACCGATCTGCACCCATCCGGTCGGCTCACGGCTCCACGAGACATCCAGGCTTGGCATTGCGCTCTCGCCAGCCACGGGGTTATCACCGTCGTACACGACGCGGCTCTCGTGGCCGTGCTTGATTCGTTCTCTGGGCATGGTTGCCCCTTTCGCTCGACCGCTTCACGCGGTCTCACCCCGCATCGCGCAGGGGAGTCTTCAACGACGACGCAACAACTCACATGGTCCGCAGCAGGGCCGCGAACTCACCATCAATGTCACCCACAGGCACCCACCGGTAACCCCTGAAAAGGAACCAGCCACCCATGAGCAGAAGGAACACACCCAACCCAGCGAAATGCACCAGGAACAGGGCGATCCACGCCACAACCACAAACAACGCCGCGCACGACCACTCGACCAACCGCCGACCAGTCATTCGTCGTCTTCATCCCGCGTCTTACGAATCAGAAGAGCCCCAAGCTCCTCCAACTTCTCCGCGTGGACATCGGCACAATGCCCGCAATACTGCAACAGGCCCCCAGACGGGAGCGACACAATGAACTTCGCGGCCACGGCAGGGCCGCACTGATCGCAAGTGTCCATGTGACACGCCCCCTAATGTTTGGGGATTATCAGCACATGGCTGATCTTGGGGTTTGCCATCCGCCGCGCTCGTCGGCGCGGTCTATTTATCAGGCTCGGAGCCCGTTCAGTGTTGGATCGCCGGGTTGGCGGATGGGAAATTTGGGTGACCGGCTAGACGCCGCGTACGACGGACATGCGCTCAGAATCGAAACTCATCCGCGAATACCCACCACACCGAGTGCACTTACGCATCTGATACGACAACAGATTCGCCACATACCGTCGCGCGGTCGGCTCCGTATCAGCACCACACCGGTGACACGTCGTCAAACTGTCCTGCCCGTCAACGAACAGGGCCGGGTGGTTCTTGATGTGGGGTCGGAGAGCGTCATACAAGCCCTGCGTGGCAATCACGTCACCAGCGCAATACTCGACCAGCCGTTCCCGATCCTCCGTCGAGCCGGCAACCGCCCGGTTCATCGCCTCACGGTCGTACGTGTCCGTCTTCGCCGGAATCTCCAAGATCTGACACAGGGCGTCCAGCGACTTGAAATGAACACCCGTCTTGAACTGCCGTGCCACCCGGAGCGTGTCGACCGTCTTGTACGGCGGCAGCGGGGGAAGGTTCGGCTTGTGCTTGTGCCCGATCCGGGGGAAGTACAGGTCACCCTCGAGCCACGGGATGTCCGCGTTGAGGATGTTGTGGCCCACGATGATGTCCGCACTGGACATGAGGGCGTGTACCCGCTTCAGGAACGTGCCACGTCCGCCTTTGTCCCATTCGGCTAGGCGGATCACGTCGAGCTCGTCGTACCACTTCGCGCACAGGATGGTTGTGCGGGGTTCCCGGATCACTGATTCGTGGTGAATGTACCGGTTCTTCAGGTCACCCCGGTCCCACCACTGTTGTTGGGTGATGCCGGAGACTCGTTCGACGTCGAGGATGAGGATGCGGTTGCGGACCTTCGGGTTGATGCTCAACCGGTCCACGAGGTTCATGCTCGGGCCTGCTTCTTTCGCCACTCCCGGAACGCTGACTTCGAGATGTCGGGTGCGCCGGCTTCCCGGAGTTCGTTGAGGAGCGGACTGTTCCCCCAGGCGGGGTTTCCCGCGGCGGCGCGGATTGCTTCTTGCTCGTCGGTGGTGAGTGTTTCAACCCACACGTCCATCTTCGACTTGTTTGTGATGCTGACGCTGACGGGTGAGGCCAGCCGCTCGATGAGAGACACGAGTGACGCCCTTTCGGGTCGGTTATCGGGTTGCCATATTGAGTTGGGTACCGCGTCTGTGCGGTCGAAGATCAGAGCCGCAGAACGCGGTGTGGCGGCCCCGGGTTATGACTCCCGTGACCGCCACGTTGACCCCGCGAAAGGGCTGAGAAGTGGCCCGCCGCGGTCGAAACCGGACACGGGCCGTATGACACGGTGGCAAGCCGTGTGTTTGTCCCCCGCACACGCGTAGGGTTCGCCGCTCTGGGGTGCGGCAGTCACCGGGTTACCTGCGCCGAAGCAGCACGACCCGGGAGCCTCGAAGGCATGAAAAAAGCCGGAGGGACACAGTCCTCCAGCCTCACTAGGCATTGTTGCGCATTTTGCGGGTTTTGTCAACCCAGGTTTACGGTGAGTCCTCGATCCGAGGCCGTCCCGGGATCGCCTCAGCCTCCGCGCGGAGCAGGTCCGGGACGCTAAGCCACAGCGCCCGCATCGGCCGAATGGTCCGAACCTTCCCTTCCCGCACCCACCGGTAGATCGTGTCCCTCGACCGACCCACCCTCTGCGTCGCCTCGCGCACTGTTACCCAGTCGTCTCGCATTGTTCTCACTCTCAATCACCTTCGCCGCGAACGCGAACATGTCCTCATCCATCACCGCCCCACACAGCCGATCGGAGCAGCGGACCAGGATGCGGTCCTCCGCCGCCCTAGGCGGCAGGTACCGCAAGGTGAGCGCCCCGCACGCCTGACAGCGCATGTGCCGCACCTTGTGGGGGCGGTCCTCATACGGCCACTTCGCGCGGGCGGTCTCCACCTCACGGGTGAACTCCCACGCGATCCACGCCCCGAACTCGTCGTTAGCGGCATCCTCGAGCTCGGTCCACTGGTTCAGTTCCTGGAGGAGCCTGCTGATTTCCTCCGCGGCGATCCACGTGGGTGGGACTCCGAGGGGGCGGTCTGTGGACACGTGCACGCGGACGTCTTCCTCACCGGTTCGGATGTAGCCGGCGACGCGGAGCCACCGGACGGTTGTGAGGGACACGTTGATGGCGTGTCGGAACCGGTCGAACTGGTCGTAGGTGAGGTAGCCGTATCCGTCTGTTGCATGGCCCCCAGCGGTCACGTTTCGTCTCCGTCCTGCCGCGCGTATGTGACTTTCCAGATCGGGCAACCGCGTGCAGCCGCTCGGGCTTCGTCCTCGGTGTCGTAGAAGTCCATAGATCCGGCCTCGTCCAGTTCGACGCCCCACTGCTCCATAATTCGTTCGGTCACGTTTCGTCTCCGTTCTCGGCCTCGCGGATCGCTTCAAGCACCTGCTCGGCGTCCCAGATGTAGCGGTACCAGGGCGCGTTGAGGCGGTCGTCGAGCGTGTGCGAATCGGGAAGGTCGAGTTGCGCGAGGCGCATCGCTACAGCCTTCGTGATTCGATCCGGTTCGTCGGTCACGTTTCGTCTCCGTTCTCGGGTATCTCCTGGTTGGTGGTCATTCGGCAGACCAAACACGGGTCACAACACTCGTCGTCCTGGTCGTCACCGAATCCGGCACCATAGTCCCGAAATCATCCGGCCCGAACGCGGCAAGGGACTCGAGCAGCATCACCATCCGAACCCCAACCACGGGCTCCGGCGGGTACAGGCCCTTCAACACCAGCCAGTCACCGTCGCGGCGTTTCGCGTGGCCGGTGTTGGTGCGGCGTACCATGCCGTCACGGATCTCGTACTCAGACCCGGACTCCGTCGCAAAGAACACATGCCTAGAACCCGCCGGGGGCACATCCTGCTCAGCCATCACGACCCCCCAATCTCGTCATCCGGGTACGGTCGCCCGGTGAAAACGCGCATCACGGCGTCGGCGTACATGCCCGCGACACCGGGCGGGATAACGTAGAGCAGTCGCCCCTCGCCGTCCTGCGCGGTCTGAATCGCGAGCTTGATCCGCTCACGGAGCGCCTGGTCTGCTTCGCTCGGCTCAGCCATCACGACCCCCAATCTCTAGGTCTGTGGGCCAGATTCGCTTTCGGTCGCGCTGAACGTGAATACCCGTGTATGTCTCCACGACGAAAGCGCAGTCGGGAGCCTCCAATACGCGCTGCGCGGCCTCCATCTCGACACGGGCAATCTCCCGTAGTCGCGCGATCATGTGCGCGGGTTCCACGCGGCCGTAGTCGGCGAATCCGATGTGACCAGTCCCGGGGACTTGGACGCTCGTCATGCGCTCGCTCATCGCTGGCTCCTGTTCTCCTGATTGAACGAGAGGTAGTAGCCGGGAAGACCGGAAGTCGCCAACGCGGCCGCGTCCGACTCGCCTATCGCGACGAGTGCCGACGCGGCCGGGGAGACCATGCCCGACCCGTCGCCCTTCGGGTGGATGAACGTCACGCGATGCCGGTAGAACAGCACGCCTGCAGCTGCAGGGAACACGAGTTCCTGCCACAACTTCGTGCCGGTCGCGACCGGGATCAGAGCGGTGCCCCGCCCGTGGGCAACGAGACGTTCCATCCAGACTCGCGACTCGCGACCGTACGGCGGGTTGAGCCAGACGCGCCCATGCCAGGGCAGAGACAGCCCGTCACCGATTTCCTCAGGCGTCCACATCTCAGCGGCGGTCGGATGCCCAGGCGCGGCGCAAGGGTCGAGGTCGAAGCGTCCCAGCGCCTGAATGATCGTCAAAGGCGTTAGCCAGCGATCGTTCCGGTTCGCGAACACGTCCGGGTCGAACGGGTCAGCCTTCGTGCTCGTGCGACCCGACTGCGCGGCCTGAATGTTACCCATTGCTGTCCCTCCGGTTCTCCTGTTTGGGTGTGTGGTCAGAACGGTGTGTCATCGCCCCACCCCTGCCCCGGCTCGGACGTGTCCCACGGCTCCTGCCCGGTCACCTGTGCGTTGTTGATCGTGAAGTCCACGTACCGGGCGTCACGCTCCGACACCTTCGCCCCCAGGCCCCCGGTCACCGTCACCAGGTCGCCCACGTTCACGAACCGGTCCACGTTCCTTGGGGGGAACACGGACCAGTAGGTGGTGCGGGTCTTGTCCCCGAACGTCACCGTCTCGCGGAGCCCGAATCCGTTGCCTTTCGCGTTGATGCGGGACACCTCGCCCTGCACAGTCACATCAGCCATCAACTTGCCTTCCTGTCTTCCTGCCGCCACCTGGCGACAGCCCTTCTCATACGCGCCTGCTTCTGCCGGCGCGACATACCATCCCTGCACCCACGGCACCGGCACCCGTGATGCGCGTAACACGTCCCCGTCTCCGAATGCCTGTGATCCGGCGGGCACACACCCGTAACCCGGGTTTGCCCAGGCTCCTCACTGTGGAGCGCTGCCCGGTACTCGGCGGACCGCATGTACTCGCCCAGGCACGTGTCGATGAACTCCGCAAACCGAAGATCCGACCTGTTCACGACACCTCCCAGTTGCCGAACATGGTCGGCTGTAGCGGCTTTGTGATGCGTGCTTCGATGAGGGGGAGGTACGTCGCCTCCCGTTCTATGCCGATCACCTCGAACCCCTCGATCAATGCCGCTTCGAGCGTCGTCCCGGACCCGGCGAAAGGCTCGAGGATCGTGCCCCCGGATGGTGTTGCGAGGCGCACAAGCCAACGCATGAGCTCGAGCGGCTTCACCGTCGGGTGAAGTACTCCGTCGACCTCCGGTCGTTCATCCGACCCGGCCTTCGCCTCGTATCGGAATGTCGGAAAGAACTTCGCCTCCTCGCCGAGCTCGAACGCCTGTGACTCGTCCAGGACGACGTTGGTAGGCCACCGCCCCGCCTCGTCGGGAACGTAGGGGGTGACCTCATTGAACTTGCCCAGGCTGGCCGCACCCCGCGCAATCCGGTTCGCGTCGATGTTGAGCGCCCCGGTCCCGAACTTCTCAACGTTCTTCTCCACCGTTCCGATGAGCGGCTTGCGCCCGACGACGATCGGTTCGAACGCTGGCTTTAGCACGTTCCCGTTCTTGGGGAACCCCGTGCCGTAGAGCCAGGCGATGCTGTCCCGGATCTCAAACCCGGCATCCTCGATCCCGGATGCGAGTCGGTGCCACGTGCGGGAACCGCCGAACGCGAGCAGGTACCCACCCGGCTTCAGCACTCGGAGCGCTTCACGTGCCCACTCGGTGCACCACTCCTGGAACGTGTGAAGACGCGGGAGCCGTTCGTCCGTGAATGTGGGCGACTCGCACGAACAGGGGTTACCTCCGCGCTGCCACTTCCCACAGGTCGTGCACTTCGGGTTCAGCCCGCCGAGGAATGACGGACGCTCGATCCGGTTCGCTCCGTCGGAGTATCCCGTCTGCGACATTCCGGCGGTCGCTTTCGAGGCGGTGCGATACTCAGGCCCGCGCTTCGACAGGCGGCCGAACGCATTGTCGCGACCGGCGTCGTTCGGGTTCAGGCTGCGGCGAAACCCGTCAGCCCCATACCAGTCCTTGCCCATGAACTCGAGCCCGTAAGGAGGGTCGGTGACAACGGCGTGCACAGAATCGGCAGGGAGCATACGCATCACTTCGATGCAATCGCCGTGGTGGACGGTGACGCCCGGTTCTTCAAAAACGATCACGTGCCCTCCTCGGCGCATCTGTCGCATGGCAACGGGTACTCCGCATGCACCTCACAGGTGCGGGGCTTACGGACAACCGGTGTCGGCTTGGTTTTCTCCGCTTTCTCAGCGGCCTGGTATGCGAGTCGTGCTGAACCGCACGCCCTACACGGCCCGTCAGTCCCGTTTGGGTGCTTTGGGCAGAACGGGGAGAGCGCTCTCTCTACCTCGTTAGAGGTAGAGAGAGGTCGGGTCGGGTCGGGTCGGGTCGGGTTAGACGGGACAAAACCGTCCGTCCCAGGCGTGTCCCCGTCGTGTCCCGTTGGGACATTCTCGGGACGTTTCGAAGCCTTCTTAGCCCTCCACTCCGCCTTCCTAACCCGCTCATGCTCCCGACGCTCATCCAACTGCTCACGAGTCGGCTGCCACTCAGCCCACTTCGCGAACCGCGTCCCACCCGGAGCCTCCTCCCACAGGCCGGAGGCGACCAGGGCGTCCACGAGCTCGTCAGTCCCACCCCACTCGTCGACCATGTACGCGGGAACGAACCCGTCCAACTCCTCCCCTGCCGTCCAACTGCCCGCGACAGCCCACAGGCCGACAGCCGACAGTCGGAGGCGGCGCGGGATGGCCATGACCTTCCGTGATGAGTGGAACCGGTCATCGACCTTGAACCACATTCAGCCCACCTGTCCTTCTGTGAGTAGTCGGGCGGTAGCAGCCGTGATGGGCTCGAAACCGCCCTCGTCGTCGTACAACACCCAGCCGACACCGTGACGCCGTGCGGGCCACAGTTCGGGGCGGGCGTACCCGGGGACGTCGAAACCGTCCTCGAGCGCCTGCGCCGGGTTCATGGTTCGCCAGCCGTGGCACCCTGTGGTGCCGGAACCGCACAGGGTTTGCCCGTTCGATGCCGCCCAACGCCCACCCCGGCCCCTGCCCTTACGGTGGTCGAAGTTGTTGCCTGGGAGCCCGCATCGGACGCACAGACCCTGGTCACGGTTCTTCACGAGAGCGCGAGCCCTGCGTTCGTCAGCTGCGGTCTGCTTCGACTGTCGCGGCCCGATCATGAGACCTCCAGAGCAGAGAAATCGAATGCCTGCTGCGCCAACCGCTTTACGATTAGCTCGCAGTACTTCTCCTCGAGCTCCACCCCGATCGCTTTGCGCCCCAGGTTGCGGGCCGCGACAAGCGTTGAACCGGACCCGGCAAACGGATCAGCGATCACCCCCGGGGGACACTTCTCGATCAGCGCCTCCATCAGCGGAATGGGCTTAGGTGTCGGGTGCTCGGGGCGGCGCGCGTCAGATGACATCAGCGTCTGTGCGCGAATGATGTTCGGCTCTCGCTTACCGACGAACCCCGAACCGAGGACGTAGATTTCCTCCTCAGCGCCGCCCCACGGCATCTTGACGTCGCCCATGTATCCGCATGGCGTCTTGTCCCAGATGAGGCGCATCCTGGTGCGTTCGGGGCGAGGAACGTTCCAGCGCCCGAACACCAATGCGGGGCGGTCGCCCCACATTTCCAGGGCTGCGTCTCGAGCCTCGGTGGTGGTGTCCCCCGCTACGGACAAGCGGCCCTCGGCCCGCCGCGGCTCGCCCTTGCGCCCGCCGAACCCTGTGTAGTCCATCCCGTATGGCGGGTCGGTAACCAGAACGTCAGCGGTCGTCCAGCCTCGGATGCCGCGGCAGTCTCCGTGGTGGAGCTGCACGTATTCGTCTTCGTAGTAGAGGGTCATGTTTCCCATTCCCGGTCTGCTCCGAGGAGCACAGCGAACGATTCAGCGTCCATGAGGACGAACTGGTCGCGGGGTTGTCCTTTGCCGCGTCGTTTGAAGATGACGACGGCGGCGTGAGCGTCCGCGTTACCGCGCTCTACCTCGGCCTCAGCGATCCACCCGGCCAGGTCGTAACGGGCATGCGCCTTCACCTCAACGGCCACCTTCTCGCCCAGGATCGTTCGGATACCAGAGATGTCTCCCTCATCCCCATTGCCCTTCAACGGCATCCGGTCGATGCGGTCGTCTCCGAGGCGTCCTCTGAGCCAGCGAGTCATGAGGGTTTCGAGGCGGGTTCCCTTCGCACGCTGCTTACTCATCGCGTGTACCTGCTGCCTGTGCCCGCTTCTTGAGGATGTTCCGGCGCTGCTGCAACGTCTTCGCTCCCCAAATGCCATGCTGTTCGTTGTTCTTCAGTGCGTACTCCAGGCACTGCTCCCGCACAGGGCACGCCATGCACGTCGCGAACACGCGCGCGTTGAACGACCCCCTGCCTTCCGGGAACCACGCATCCGGGTCAGTCTCCGCACACAACGCCTCCTCAACCCACGGTTCCGGCGTCAACCGGACAGGTGTGGGCTGGTCAGTCCACGTCGCAAACGTCACATTTTTCACAGTTCCTCCAACCGGTAAAGGTCGAAACTCAACGGGGCAACACGCCCACACTCCACACACCCCGTAGGGTCACCCAGCCTCTTCGCGACCTCGACCGCCAGGCCCCGCAGGCACGGGGTGCACTTGAACATCGGCACGTTGCAACACACGTCAAACACGGCCACCACAGCGGGGTCACCGCACCGGCAATGCGGGGCGATCCCCTGCCCTTGGGTGATGTTGTGAAACTTCACCGCAGTCACGTACTTGTCAGACGGAGGGATCATGGCGTTCCCGTTCCCTGTGGAGCACAGCTAGGGCGTGCTGGTGTGCGGCGTGTGCCAGGCACGACTCGGCGGACTGGACACCTGTGCGGAGGATTTCGATGGCCTCCATGGTGTCGGACGGTTGCAGGAGGTCCGGGTACGTGTCCCGGAGCTCGTCTGCTGTTGCCCGCAGGTGGTCGGCGGCACGTAGCGCGAACATGCGCGCCTCGTTCTGGAACCCGTCGCTGTCTCTCATGGTTTGACCTCGATTGCGTCCCATGACGCTGCGACGGGAGCCTCGAGCACCTGCTTGCGGGCGTCTTTCGCGGCTACCACGGCGGGATCTGCGCGGACTTGCGGGTTGAGTCCGTCCCACGTGGTGCGGAGCTCGTCGAGGCTGGTCGCCGCGTTGATCTTCTGCAGGGCGACGGTGATCGCGTTCTCTGCCGCGGTGGGGCGGCGTGTCCGGGACGTGGAGGCACTGTTCCCGTCGTCGTCCTCGTCGGGGGTGATCCCGGTGATGCTGGACAGGACGTACCGACGGAAGTAGGTGAACCAGGACCCGTACTCTTGCGCTTTGGCGCCTTCGGGGAGCCCGAACGCGCCGGCGATCTTGTCTCCGTTGACGTGGCGGAGCTCGAATCGGAGGACGGTGCCGTGGTCGGTTTCGTCGGGGTAGGCGGTGAATGCGAGGCCGTGTTTCGCGAGGATGGGGAACACGGCCTTGGTGATGTCGGGGAGGGTGGCGTATCGGCTTTTGAAGGCGGGGTTGGTGCCACCTTTGGATACGTCGGGGAGTTCGGTTTGGAACGCGACGAGCGCGCTCGTCAGGGTGTCAGTCATTAGTCCCAGTCCTTGATGTGGGGTGCGTCGTCGAAGGGGTATCCGCAGCCGTCGCAGTACCCTTCGACGCCTACGGTGATTCGTCCGTGGTTGGGGCAGTCGGCCCAGATGCGTTGGTCATCCATGAACAAGGGCCAGAAAATTGATTCCTGGCCCTTGCGGAGTTCGTGGATTGCGTGTTCGACGGGGAGGTCGTCCCATTCGAGTAGGGAGTCCTTGTACCAGTCGATGGCGGCGTCCCAGGTGCGTTTCTGGGTGACCCCTGCCCCTGCGATGTGGTTGTGGACCCAGGTGTCGCGGGCGCGGGCAGGGTCGTACGCCAACTCCTCAAGCGGGTTCATGACGCGTCCTCGGGAACGGGCTCCCAAGGGCCAGCGGCACGGCGGCGGTAGACGTTGATGTGAGTCAACCCATTTGGCCCAGAGTCCTCCTCGCCAGCGAAGGTCCATCCCCGCGGATATCTCCGCAGAACGTCCTCCGCCTGTTCTCGGGACCGGCCACGCCACTCCTCACCGCTCACGTGGACGGGGCGGTACTCGTACTCCCACTCCACCGGCTCCTGCTTGCGGTAGCCAGCGGCGAGGATCGTTGCGGCCGTATCGAAGTAGACGGAGAGGTGGTCGCGTCCGAGGGACAGAGCCTCCTCCCATTCGCGCTCATCGAGGCCGGTCAGAAGGCGCGCCAGTTCTTCGTGTTCGTTCATGCTGCGTCCTCGAGGTATGTGTTGGGGCAGGGGAACTCGGCCCGCATGGCAGCGGTCGACTCGAACACCGGCACGTCGAAGTTCGTCCGCAGACGCTCCACAGCGACCGGGTTCGGGAGCCACACCTCACTGAAAGGCTCCACGGACAGGGCAAGGATGTGGGCTTTCATGGCCCGGAACCCCTTCGTGCCGATCAGCACTTCCCCGTAGCCTTCGATGATCCCGGTGATGCTGGGGTAGGTGAGGTATGCGTCGTCTACGCCGTCGAAGTAGGCGTAGAACCCGTGGTTGCAGTCGATGACCCGGTGGGTGTCTACCCAGTGGTCGCGGAGTTTCTTGTACTCCTCGTATTGGATGTTCCATTCTTCGACTCCGAGGTCTTCGATGGATGGGATTTCTGCGATGCTGCGGGGGAATGCGGCTTTGCAGGTGGCTTCGTTGGGGCCGGGGAACCAGGGGCTGGTGTAGACGACGCCGTCGAGGATGCCGTCTGGGCGGAGTCGGAAGTGTCGGAATCCGCGGATGGTGCCTGCGGCGTACGGGATGGCCCCAAATTCGCTCATGTCGTTCATGCGGGCACCGGCTCAGACGGGGCCGGGACTGTTGCCGGCGTGGTGTTCGGCACCTCGAGGGGTTCGAGTTCGATGTGCTTGAGCGGGTCACCGATGTCACCAGCGTGGGGCGTGTACATGGTTCAGTTCTCCTTGGGTCGGTAGAGGGCCACGAGGCCCGCGAGTGCGAGGGCGCCCACACCGATGACGGTGAAGGTGTTGTAGCCGCCTGTGATGAGTGCGGCGGGGAGGCAGGCGAGGGCTGTGAGCAGCCACACGAACACCCATTTGTTCATGCGGCCCACAGGGCTCTCTCGCGGGCTGTCATCGTGTCGTTGCATGACTTGCACACCTTCGATGTGGGGCGGCATTCACGGACAACCCCGCATCGGGTGCAGGGTGCGTGCCCGTAAGGGAGGGTGACGGGGCGGGGGATCGTGCCCCCGAACACCCCGCTCACGACAGCACCCCCGTGAGGAGGGCGAGGATGGGGAGAATGGTGGCGGCGAGGATGGCGGCGACACCCAGGACACGCAGGTCCGACGACTTACTCATGACGGCTCCTCCGGCCAGATACGGCGCGCGGACGTGATCCTGTCCGAGCCGCGAGCTAAAGTCGCCCAAACTGGATGG